CTCTTGATCGGCGGCAGCATGGCAATCGAACTGCGGAAGGCAATGAGATCCCTGGGATTGGCGGTCAGATATGTAACACGCGTAATCAGACGCTCCAGATCGTAGACCGGAGATAAATATTCTCTGATCTCTTCACGGGCAATGGCCTGATTTTTCAGTTCTTCTACTGCATCCAGTCTGCGGTTGATCTCGGATTTATCGATCAAAGGCTGTTCTACATTTTTGCGAAGCGTACGTGCGCCCATTGCAGTACGTGTTTTGTCAAGAACCCAGAGAAGGGAACCACGCTTCTGCTTTTCACGTAAAGTTTCGCATAGCTCCAGATTTCGACGTGTAGAACTGTCAATCAGCATATATTTTCCTGTGATATATGGTGTAATATGTGTCAGGTTGGAAAGTGAATTTTTCTGTGTCTCAAATAAATAGATCAGAAGTGCTCCGGCACTGATGATTCCACAGTCATAATCAGCAAGTCCAAGCCCTGCAAAATTCTTTACTTTGAAATGCTCAAGCAGCTTATCTTTGCAGACAGCATCATCAAAATACCAGGAATCGAGAGAATAAATCGTGATCCCAAGCTTGTCTCTCATCGCATCCAGATCCATACCGCTCATATAGAACGCTTCGTTGCAGATGATCTCAGACGGACTGAATTTATAAATCTCATCCATAAGACGACTGCTGTCCGGAAGTTCTGTGACAAAATAATCTCCGGTAGAAATATCTGCGATTGCAACTCCATAGCGGTCTGCAATATAGACGATACACATGATGTAATTATTCTTCGTTTCATCTAATGCCTGTGTATCCAGATTCGTTCCGGGTGTAACAATTCTTACAACCTCACGTTTTACGATCCCCTTCGCAGTCTTTGGGTCTTCTACCTGTTCACAGATTGCAACTTTGTATCCTTTTGCAACAAGACGGTTCAAATATCCTTCCACGGCATGGTATGGGATTCCGCACATCGGGGCACGTTCATCCAGACCACAGCTTTTCCCGGTCAGTGTGATCTCAAGCTCTCGGGATGCAGTCAAGGCATCGTCAAAGAACATTTCGTAGAAATCGCCGAGGCGGTAGAATAAGATACAATCCTTGTACTGCTCTTTCGTCTCGCAATAAATTTTCATCATGGGCGTCAGCTTATCTATGTCAATATTTTCCATCAATTTCTCCTTAGTTTTCAAGGGTTTTCTAAAAACTCTTTAGAATGTAAGTTCGCAAATCATTCTAACAAATTTTAACATGAATTTCAAGCTGATGTTGAAGATGTTGAGAACGTAGAAATGTATCATTTTGTCGGAGTACCTATATCGCAATGTGCGAAGAGAGCGAACTGAAGAATATTCGTTTAATATTCTTGGGTTCGCTCTCTTCTTTCAATTTGAAAAAATTATTATTTCATTTTTCATAAACAACTTCTAACTGTCCGGCATCCATCTCGCATACCGTATCACACAACCATTCCATTTCCATCACATTATGTGCAGCTAGTAGAATAGTTGTCCCTTTTTCTTTCAATTCAACAAAGAGTTCGCAGACATCCTGTGCGCCTCTTTTATCCAATCCATTGAATGGTTCGTCTAAAATTAATAATTTTGGCCGCTCCATGATCGCCTGTGCAATTCCAAGGCGTTCTCTCATCCCGAGTGAATATTGACCTACTTTCTTTTTAGAAAACGGATCAAGACCAACTCTTGCGATTGCATCCCGGATCTCAGTATCTCCTATTTTTCGATTAAGTTGTGCAAGGCGTTTTAAGTTTTCATATCCACTGATATATGGAAGAAATCCCGGACTCTCGATAATCATTCCGGTATTTTCCGGAAAATCAATATCTTTTCCAATTCTTTTTCCATAGACATATACGCTCCCTCTGTCAGGTTGAAGAAAACCGCAGATGCATTTGAACATTACAGTTTTACCGGAGCCATTAAATCCCATGATTCCGTGGATTTTTCCTGCCTCAAAGGTATGACTGATTCCTTTTAATACTTTTTCTTTCCCAAAAGATTTTGTTAGATTTTTAACTTTCACAGCAGCTTTCATAATTTTCCCCTTTCTTATTCCGTCAGGATTCATCAACCTGAGAAAATGTAAAATTATATCGTTTGATACATTTTCTCGAGATGAAAAGCAAAATACATATCACTGCAAGGAATAACAGGATGCTTATTTTTATTTGTGGCAAATAATCATATCCGAAATTATGCATTGGAAATGTTGCGTGATTTAAGGGTGATAACCATCCGCAAAGAATATTTGCCCGATAGGAAAGCCCTCCACCCAGATGAAAAACTTTTTGAAAAATATCCGGAGTCAGAAGAATTCCATAAAGATTTATCAAGAGTGCGCCAACAACGCCTCCGGCTCTTCCCTTCTGTAGATTTAATACAAGCATGACGGAAGTAATAAATAACGAATAAAAAAGCATAAGAAATACAACACAGATTGCACATTTATATGGTGTTGTCATTTCCATTGTCTTTATTGACACAGGAACCGTAAGATGATTATTACTTCCATATCCAATGCTTGCAGCGGTCTGACTCCATACATTTCCAACGTAAGCCCAGGGACTTGCAATTAGAAGTTCTGTCAGGCAGAGGAAGACGGTATAAAGGCAAGTAGCCAGGATCACATATAGGATCTGACTTGCCATCCATACGCTTCGCTTTGTCCGGATCAGCCAATAGGGTGTCATCTGATTTACAAAAGGCATATCTGCAAATAATAACAGCAGTAAAAGGGATGAAAGCATCACAGACTGCGCATCACCGAAGGTCCAGATCAGTGGCTCGAACATCTGCACCGGTGTCTGGAATGTCTGTGCCTGCTCTAAAATCTGATTTGTCAACATCAGACAAAGTACAAACCCTAATGCAAATGTCATCCAGATTCTTGGACTTTTGCCCCAGTCAGAGAAATTTCTTTTTGTTAGAAGAAAGATTTGATGAATGTCCGTTTTAAATTGCGATTTTTTCATGCCACCACTCTCCTTACCACGCATTTACGCAAAGCCAGTGCCAGAAGACTGCTGATCAGAAGCAGAGCCAAAAGACAGAATCCGTTTCCATAATATGCCGGACTTGCCCACTGTTTTGGACTTAAGAAAAAATAATTACGGTAATATCGTTCTTGAAACACTGTTAGTACATAATATAAAATGAATGGGACAGCACAGCTCAGATACTTATTTTTAGTCAAAACTGCTGTCAGTGAACCGCATAAAGACCACAATGCTCCATTTAGAAAAAGTCGGATAAATCCAATTCCTGTGATACTTATTACCTCTGATATATTTTGCAAAGTATTCAGAGTCGGGATATTTCTACAGATAACTATAAAAACAACCAATGCAATTCCTGCCGCTGAAACGGAAATGGCACCACCTGTGAATGCAACTCCAAAACTTTTCATCCAAATATAATTTCTTTTTCCTATTCTGTTAATAAGAAACCATGCATAGCGGCTGTGTAATTCTTCCTGTATATCTGCGGCTGTTGCCAGAGGAACCAACAGTGGAAAGAAAAGCAAGGCTTTTTCTGAAGTGATTGCATAGTTGAAGGTGCATAACCAGGCTTTCCCTTCTGTTGATCCACCGAAAGAGATCAGATGATTTCGATAAGGAAGTGCAACAATCAAAAGAACCGCACACAACGCCAGTACAGAGATATAAAATCTTCGGTTTCCAAAGTCATATTTCAATTCTGTTCTGAAAAGATGTCTTCGTTTCATATTCTATCATCTCCAATAAGAACCTATTCTTCCACCGTCTGTTGCATTCAATACAATGTAGTCGGTCTGATATCCTTCTATTTTTTTTCCGGCTGTTCCAAGTTCGGCAGTTGTATCTTCACTCTCGCTTATAGTGAAAAACCATGCCGGAACCAGCCAGGCATTTTGTGGATTCTTATATGCCGGTATATAAGTATATCCTAGTTCGACAGTTGCAACATCATAACCAAATATCGTCTTGTCCTCAGCAGGCTGACTGGAAGGGTAAAGATATTTCACCTGATCGATCAGGCGGTTTTCTATTTCATCAAATGCAAGGAGTTTTACATTTTCTGTAACTATCTTTTCTTCCTGACTCATACCCTTCCATTTGAAGGAACGGATTCCATCTTCTGTCACTACAATATAAATCTGCTCTACCGGCATGGAAGGTGCATATGCAAATCCACTATCATCTGAATATCCTCCGGATTTATCCTGATTTATTTTTAATCCGGAAACAGAAGGAACGTAAGTAAGCCGATAACCGGTTTTTCCAAGATTTGGATCAGCATTCCATAACGCTTCCTGTTGTTCTAATATAGTGGCTTCCGGATAATCAGACTGTGCATACCAGAGGATTTTGTCTGATGACAACAACTGCATATTTTCGAGGTTCAGATCTTTCAGAACTTTTTCTGCTTCATCTTCTGCTGTCTCTTCTAAGAGAGCGGTTTCTTCCATCTGGTCCTTCAGTGCTTGTAGTTTTTCCATAAAAGATTCTTTTACGCTTCCTGCAGGAACTCCATATTCGGCTGTGAGATTCCCTCTTGCCAGAGAGTTTTCAATGGTTTCCAGTTCGATCCCATTTCCTTCTGACCAGGAGAAGATACTATAATTTCCTGCTTCCGGATCGTAAGTTTCTGCATTGATCGTACCCTTTGCATCTGCACCAACCGTTGCCTGAAAATGAATCTCCATTCCATCCTGCTTTGTGGTATCCGGAAGAATATCATATCCGTAAGCTTCCAGTGATTTTCTTTTTGCTTCATACGCCGGATCTGTCTTTTTTGATGTGTATTCAATCTGTCCAATTTCCTGCAATGGTGTCTGCTCCGGCGCAAGAGGAAGAACTTCTTCCACTAACTTTTCAAGCCCTGTTAAATCATACTCCACACTGTTGTCAGCATAGAATCCTTCCCTGTTCTTAATCCTATCTAAGAGGTTCTGATAGTATTCGCTGGTAAGTTCCTGCGTCTGATACAAAATCTCTCCGCCTGCAAAATAGGAAATAAGTCCGTTTAATTGTTCAAGCTCCAGTTTTTTCTGACTGACTTCAATTACCGGAAGATTTCCTGTCGTAACAGACTCTAATTTCTGATCTGCGTGAAAAACTCCGCGGTCATTACTCCATGTTACTGTTGTGTCCCAGTGTTCCGGCAGATCAAGTGTCTGTGTCTCTCCATCTTTCAATGGTTCTGCAATTACATCCTCGCTTAATCCTCCGGCCTTACTGACAACTGCACTCTGGTCAGGTGTCTTCTGACATCCCGTAAGTAACAGACCACAAGTAAGACTGACTGTCAGAATCGATGGTAAAATGATTTTAGTTCTCTTTTTCTTAATTGTCATGGCATCACTCCTCCATTTCCATTCCTGTTTGTGTGATACGAATTTCATATCCTGAAAATTTGGAACAGGTTTTTTCTTATATTCAGTTTAATCTTGTGGTGAAAGTACTGCAAGCGGATGGCCTTCAAGTACTGGATTACTGGACATGAGTATTTATAAATCAAAAAATGTTATTGAAACAACAAACATTCCATCTTCCATTTCATAGGCCAGATCTCCATCATATCGTGTGACAATCCGTTCCACACTTTTCAAGCCATATCCATGAAGAGATTTATCCTGCTTCGAAGTCAGAAAAGTATGTCCTGATTTGGCAGGAAGCTTATCGGTTCCATTCTTAATTTCAAGAAACAACATCTGCATATGCTGCTCAATCTTTATACTGATTTTCTTACGTTCTTTATCAGTCACTTTCTCACAGGCTTCCAGGGCATTGTCTAACAGATTCCCAAATAGTGAACAGATCTCTCTTTCTTCCATCGTCAGACTGGATAGTGGTGTTACATCCAATTGGAAATCAATCCCTTTTTGTACTGCCAGGATTCGCTTTTGCCCAAGAATCAGATCCACTACATGATTTCCTGTATAAATCTGTGGATTGATTTTTACAAAATTTCTTCTGATTTCATCTACATAATTTTCCAGTTTTTCATATTCCTGATTTTTCACATATTCACTGATCACAAGATAATGATTCTTTGTATCATGAACGAGTTCTTTGTTCTGCTCGATGGAAGCTCTTATTTCCTCATACTTTTGCTTCTCCATCTCTTCTTTCATCAGAAGAAATGTATTTTGTCCCGTTATGTTTCTGTTTTTCCATATAAGAAATGTCATGACGATGACAAGCACGATCATAGTAAGAAAACTGATGAGACTTCCTTTTAAGACATCCTGAATCACCGGAATTCCGGCTGTGGAGTACAGTAGTCCATACTTTAAAAGTTTCTGATACTCCAAAACGAGTGCTGATAACAGTACACCACATAAAACAAATACCCATTGAAAGGCTTCTATGTCTTTTTTCTTCTTCCAGCTTCTTATTTTGAAAATGATAAAAAAGGAAATAATTAATAACAGGCTTTGTATCACACAAAATACTTCATTTTCATGGTAACGGAAAAATAAAATCTGAGGGTTTTCAGCCTGATTCCCGTAAATAAATGCGAGAAGGTAGTAAATGATATATAAAAATAACATCATTGCTGCTTCATACATAGATGCGATCCCTGTAAGAAGAATCAGTTGCTTTCGATAGGCAAGGAAACTTCCCAAAACCAAAATTAAAATCGTCAACAGGTATCCATAAGCACTAAACACAGATCTTTTGACCCATACAGAAATAATTGTTGAAGTGACGATTAAAACAAAATAGAGAATCCATTTATCTTTCGTTTTCAGAGTCTTTCTGTCTATAACTGTTCCGAATAACAGATAATAGAAAAGGAAGGTTTCAAGAAAATTCAGTCCAATACATATTCCAAGTGTATTCATCGTTACGAATTCCTCCAGTAGAGATTGATTTCTCGCTTTACTTCTGCAAGTCTTGCCTTACTTACCGGTACTTCATATCCTTTTTCGAGATAGATAGTGTCACCGCTTACTCTGCAAATCTGCTTTATATTAACAGCGTATCCACGTTCCACCAGAAGAAATTGTCTACTATTTAACATTTTCAGTGCATTTTCCAAAGAAGTTCGCTCTCTCACAACGCCTTGGGTAGTAACATAATTTACATACTTAGCACCTTTGGATTTATACAGATAAAGAATATCCTTATAAAGCAATTTCACCTGTTCTGTACCGTCTTTTATAATACAGAATTCTTTCTTTTGTTTTTGCAGCTTTTCAATAAGCTGTTCAGCAACTCCGGGAAGACGAAATTCTAGATCCTGTTTCAAAATATACTGATATGCTTCGATCCGATAACTTTCTGCCGCATATTCTTCATAAGATGTGATGAAGACAATGTACATGTCAGGGCAAATCCTTCGGACCAATTTCCCCAGTTCCACTCCATCCAGCTGTTGCATCTGAATGTCTGTAAATAAAATATCCGCTGCTTCACCTTTCTGAATTTCCTCAAAGAAACTTTCACCTGATGCATATAGTTTAATCTCTACTTCGTGTTGTTCCTGTATATTTTCCTTTAGAGTCCGGAGAATTTGTTCTCTTGTCTGTTCTTCATCGTCAACGATTGCAATTTTTATCATAAGTTGAATTCACCTCGCCTCACATAATCAGTATCAGTATAACATACTTCGAACACGCATTCATATTATGGCCATAAAATATATTGGTTTGGGACATAAAAAAACGAAAGACTCCTGTAGGAGCCTTTCAGACTACGGACTTTACAAGTTTCCGTTTTCATCTAGAAGATATATAGCAAAGACATTTCCAAGTTGCAGAGGATAACTTTCCTTGATGATGCCATCAAATACAATACGAATATGGTCACCGGCATTCAAATCAGGGAGCTCACCACTTTCTACTCTATTCATTGTTACAGAGAATTCTTCATCAACAGGAATACCACTATCAAAGGATTCTGAACATTTTACCTTAATTGATTTTTTCTTTACTTCAAGAACAGTTGCATCAAAATATACTTGTTCTTTTTCCTGTAATTTCTCAGAGGTATCTTGTTTACTATTGAAAGTGACAAATTCATCCCACAATTTATCGAAATTAACAAACTCATAATACTTTTCATCAACACCGAAATAATGTCCCGGACAGAGTGTAACGACGTCTTTTCCTTGGAAATAAAGCTTATAGTAAGTAACTGCTCCACTTAATAATGCTTGATTTTTATCAACTTCATCACCAAGCTCAACTTGATTCAGCAAATGGACGAACTCCTTCTTTTCCTGATCAGACAATGTATAGGAAAAATTTCCATCTTTCCCACCTGTTGTGCCAGAAAGTTCGATTTTATCAATTTCAGACACATCTATAGTTCCAAACTCAATAGCAGAATGGGTGCTATTCTTTTGACAGCCGGACAATAGAGTTACCGTAATCAGTATGAATGATAGGATCATTTTTGAAACTGTTTTTTTACATTTTGTTTTAAACATTTTTCTGCCCTCCTGCTAGTGTACTGCCTCATTGTTCGCTATTATATCAAGTTTGGCAAAGTATTTTTACTATTTTTCTTTGAATCAATTATAACATGAACAAGTTTGCTTTTCACTTGTTATATGATAAATAAACGAAAAAATGCATGTGTATGATTTTTAGTTTCATACTCATACATTTTTTCTTACTTATTACCAGATGGGGCATCTGGAGGAGTGCTCCCCTGAGGTTTCTCCATGTCTGCGTCAGGCTGTCTGTTCCCTGGTCCGCCTTTCATGTCACCTCTTTCTCCACCATTGCCAGGCATTTCTCCCTGAGCGTTACTTCCATAAACCAGACTATCCATGGTAACGCTCTGCTCTGCTGTTCCGGCTGTTATAGTATAAGTCTCTCCCTGTTAGATTTCCGGGGTGCTTATGATAATGGAAGAATATTGCTTTGCTGCTGTCCAACTAAGAAGTTCAGTACTACTACTGTCAAGGAGTGAAATCTCAGTATTACCCTCCTGTTCATCAATATTTACCATAATAGTGCCCTGCGTTGAAGAAGAATCAAAATTTTGTGCCATACCCGAGGAACCGGATGCTGCAAATATGCCGCCGGTGATCTGGGCACTTCCATTGTAATCTAAGCTTCCATTTCCATCATTTGTAGGACCTGAAACATAAGTTTCTCCACATCACAAAATGATTAAAAAAAGAAGAAGGTGTTGCCGTATCAGCGGACAACACCTTAATGCTTACATAAAAATCATTAAAATTTAATTTTCAAATTTCCCCATCATAATATCTTTAGATAATCCGATTCTGTTTGTTTTAAAATGGAAGAAAGGACGTTCCGGAAGTGCAATAATATCAATCGGATGCATATATTCTTCCAGACAATCGTATACTTTTTCACGAATATCATCCACCGTGTATCCCTTATCAAGAACAACAAAAAGATATGGCACAAAGCAACGATGATGTTCCGGATCAGGAATGATTACAAAAAATTCATCGTCAATTCCCGGGATTTCTGCGTCTGCAAGAAGGTTTTCCATCGGAAGTGTTGCAAGAGAACCACCGCCATAGCGAGGTGCGTCTCCTCTGGTTAATGCATAAATTGTTCCGTCTTCCTGCATATATCCAATATCTCCGGTATGCAGCCATCTTGTTCCGTCAGAATGTATCATGATAGCTTTTGCGGTTGCTTCTGGGTCATCGTATCCAAGCATGGTTCCAGGTCCACATTGACAGATTTCTCCCATTGTGTTATATGTAAGCTCTTCTTCTGTGCCTGGCTTAAAAATCGAAATTGTAGTTAACGGCATTGGAATTCCGACATTTCCATTTCTAATTGGATGAGGTGTTAACGGGAGTGACATATTTGAACCGGCTTCACTACATCCATATCCGGTTGTAAATGTTGCTTTACAATTATGGTCGTTCAAGAATTTTTGTGCACGCTGCAGCTGATTGTTGTTATATGCTTCACATCCGGCTCCGGCGGAAAACAGGTGAGACATATCATAATCATCCGGAACTCTGCCATTTTTCATAACTGTTTCAATAAACATAGGAATCAGTGGCCAGCAGTTCGGACGATAGCGCATCATTTCAAGATCGACATCTTCCGGTGCTACAAACGGGCTCAAAATCAGCAATTTATCTGAAGCTAAAGGCAGAAGCAACATAGCAACAACGACTGCCACAAGAGACGGTGTGAGCTGTGTCACGAGCCAGGTTGGACGAAAATCACTGGATGCACCATAAAAGTTCATCTGATGCATATTTCCGATCATTGTGTGGGCAGAATGGATTACCTGTTTTGATGGACCGGTAGATCCACTTGTATAAGCACGGAAAAGTGGACGGTCAATATTTTTTTCTGCCTCTACAGTACCTTGATAAGCTTCTCCTAATTTGAGAAATTCATCCCAGGATATTGTACACGGACCATACGCAGGATAATCTGTATAAAGTGATTCAAGATAATTCCAGCAATAATCCGGGACTTCTGATCGATTGGCACTTTGTATAGGACTTAAGAGAACAGCTCCGCGTACACCTGCTTCATTACGATATTTGTTCAGGTCTTCATGAGATAAGAAATCCTGTGCGATAATCATTTTTGCACCGGATTTTTTTACTGCATCAACATTTTCCTGAATCGTATTATCTCTGCAAAGAAGGGAAGCTCCGATTTTTTCTGCTGCAAGAAGTACGTAGATGAATTCAGGTACAGCGCGTAAAAACATTGGGATTTCGTCACCTTCACCAAAACCGATTGCTCGAAGGGAACGTGCTACTTTATCCACCTGCTCTTTTACTTCTTTCCAGGTTATCTCTCTGCCATAGTAATGAATTGCTGCGACATCATCTCCCGGGCAACGTTTCAGTAAATATTCATAAACCGTATCTTCTGGAATAGAAAGTCCTTCCATCAACTGTGGTGGATAATACTGCATCCATGGGCGATCAATACTCGGTTTTCCTGTCAGTGTTCTAGTCATATTTTTATCTCCTTCCTGTTTTCAGAATACTCATGGATCTAGAATTCATCTTCGAAAATAAATCTCATGAAATATTTTAAAAATATGTCTTAGTTTAACACTGAATTTCTTGAACGGGTTTGATTCAAGATGCAGAAAAAACAGGTATCTGATTCATAAAATCAAAAAGAAAGTTCACTTACGACAATCTTGATTTTTAGTTACCAGCTATCGTTCCCATATAGTAAAATCCTTTACATTCGTCAAGGTGAACGTCAACCAGCTGACCGATCAGGCTTTCATCCCCCGGGAAATGAACGAGCAGATTATTGCTCATGCGACCTGTCATCAGATGCTTATCATGTTCGTTGACACACTCTACGAGAACTGTCTGCACGGTTCCTTCATGAATTGCACACTGTTCTGCGGAAATTGTCTGAACCTCATGTAAAAGACGATTGAAACGATCCTTTACAACGTCTTCCGGAACCTGATCTTCCATTACTGCAGCAGGTGTTCCGGTACGTTTTGAATAAATAAAAGTAAACGCGCTGTCGTAACGGACTTTTCTTACAACATCAAGGGTCTCCTGGAAGTCCTCTTCTGTCTCACCCGGGAAACCGACAATAATATCTGTAGTAAGTGATATATCCGGAACTGCTTTGCGGATCTTTTCAGCAAGTGCAAGATACTGTTCTTTGTTATAATGACGGTTCATAAGTTTCAGGATCCGACTGCTTCCGGACTGAACCGGAAGATGCAGATGTTTACAGATTTTTTTTGATTTACTCATCACTTCAATCAATTCATCTGACAGATCCTTCGGATGTGAAGTCATGAAACGGATTCTTTCAAGTCCTTCAATTTTTTCAATCTCCTGAAGAAGCTGTGCAAATGTCATCGGTTCTTCAAGGTTCTTTCCATAAGAATTGACATTCTGTCCAAGCAGCATGACTTCTACAACACCATCTGCAACAAGACGTTCGATCTCACGGATGATTGCCTTCGGTTCACGGCTTCTTTCACGTCCACGTACATAAGGTACAATACAGTAACTACAGAAGTTGTTACATCCGAACATGATATTTACACCAGACTTGAAAGGATATTTTCTTTCAACCGGAAGATCTTCTACAATCTTGTCTGTATCTTTCCAGATATCAATGACTGTTCTGTCAGACTGTATTGCAGATGTTAAAAGTTCTGCAAATTTGTAAATGTTGTGTGTGCCGAAAATAAGGTCAACAAAGCGGTAGCTCTTTTTTAATTTCTCAACAACTTCCGGTTCCTGCATCATGCATCCGCAAAGTGCGATCATCTTATGTGGATTCTTTTTCTTAATGGAACCAAGTTGTCCAAGACGTCCATAAACACGAAGGTTTGCGTTTTCACGAACAGTACAGGTATTGTAGATTACAAAATCCGCTTTCTCTTCATCCGTTTCTTCTGCATACCCAACCTTCTCTAAAATACCAAGCAGTTTTTCAGAGTCCCTCGAATTCATCTGACAACCAAATGTCTTGGTAGCACATAACAATGGCCTGCCTAGTTTTTCAGACATTGCTTTTACATATCTCTTCGCAACATCCATAAAGTAATACTGTCTTGCCGGTTCTTCCGTAGGTGCATTATCCCATATAGAATCGACAAAATCAGATGGTAAATTCAATTCGTTAAATTCGTTCATTTTCTATTCCTTCCAATCATTCTTATACGAACATGATTATAATAGATACAGACGTTTTCTGCAATAAAAAAAGACTACGCTTTTACACGTAGCCTTTAAAGTCTTACTCAATCCAAGCCTGGAACTTGTCAATGAATCTGTATTTGTCTCCTGCATAGCCGTCTGCACCATTGGCTTTCAGCGTATCGACCTGATCTGCGTAGAAGTTAGGATTGTTCTGTACTGAAACTCTGTAGTGGACCATCTTGTACTTATATCCATCCGGTGTGATGTAGTACAGCTCGATAGCAAGAATCTCTGAACCGTCTCCGAGGATTCCATTCTTCTTATCATTCAGATCATAGCTATTACCGAATGTAAGATACGGAAGCCAGCCATTCTTTCTTGTGTATACTCGGCAGCGGATACTTCCCTTGCTTACCTTGATCGCAAGCCACTTGGTCGATACATTATCACCTTTTCCAGCCCAATCAGCTTTATTGGTTACTGGTGGCCACCATCTATCCGTGAAAACCTGATATGTAATATCAACCTGTCCTAAGTCTTTTGGCTTAGATGGTGCTGACGGTGCAACAGGATGAACACTGCCACCGAACTCCATGTAGCAATGGTTGACATCTACTCTTCCACTGACTCCATCTACCTGTCCATCAGAAGCGTACTGCCAAATAGCATACTGACCTTTGTATGTATCTTCCGGAAGATTCTTGTATCTTGCCATCCACTCAACGTACTTTCCACGAACGCTGCCAAGATAGTTGTTGAACCAGCTTAAGGACGCGTAGATCCCCGGAGTATAACCATTCGCCTTTAGTCCTTCGCAGACAATCTCACAGCATCTAGGAGCATAGTTCTGTGTTCCAGGCTCCTCCACATCAATGAAGATTGGCAACTGGAATGTATGCCCTTTAATCAATCTGAGAATATGCTCAAGCTCTGATTTCGCCTGTCTGTCACAAGTAGCGTAGCTGTACAGATAGACTCCTACCGGAATTCCGAGTCTTTCACACTCAGCAAGGTTACGAATCCACTGTTTGTCATCCTGTGATGCGATATCATCTCCATATCCGCATCTAAGGATAGCTCCGGCACAACCTGATGCCTTGACTCTTTCCCAGTTGATGACTCCATTATGATAAGATACGTCAATAATCAGATTACTCATACCATCCACCTTCCTTCAATTCCGCTTTCTTCTGTCCGATCTCCGCTGCGTGTTCCTCTGCAAATTTTTCCATAGTTTCCAGTGATGTTCCCTCATTGTCTGAGATTTCTTTCGCTGAAAGTCCGTAGGCAAAACTCTTGATAATTTCTTTTACTGTCTGCTCTGTCATAATTACTCTTCCTTTCCACTCTGCTTGATTAACTGGTTGACATAGTTACTTAATCCAGCCACTAAGATTCCCTGTACGATTGCGGTAAACAGTGCCATTGCGATATCCTGTCCTGTTCCGATAGTACAAGTTGCAACCACGTAGATACCGCAGATCACGATTCCAGCAATTCCTAAGATGCTAGGAATATACTTGTCTGCGATAGTCTCAGACTGCTTAATTGCCATGCCGATAAAGTACAGTACAATAGCTACAACAATAAGTTCCGGCTTTACATAGTTGATAATCTGCTCCATGTTCATTCTCCTTATCCTAATCCAATTTGCGTTGCTACCAATCCGATCACAAGTCCGAGAGCCGCTGTGAGAACATATTTCACTACTGTTCTCCACATTTCCCCATCTCTGCCTTCTAAAGCTTCTAATCTCTCTCCTTGCTTTATCTGTTCATTTGCCATATTTTTCATGTTGTTCGCAAGCTTCTCAACAGATACCGTAAGTGCTGTGTTCTGCTTTACAGCTTCTTCCAACAGCTCAATCCGCCTATTCTGTCTATGCTGCTCGTCCTCGATACGTTTGGCAAATTCTGTATGTTCTTCTCTTCCTACATATTCCATCACCATTCTCCTTAAATACTTATAATTCTGATTCAATGTTAATACAGCTAATTATGATATTTATGCAAATAAAAAAAGGACAGGCCATTTCTAACCTGCCCTAAAACCTTATACAATGCACTTTCTATCCCCATTTAGTTAATTAGTTTCCTCATTTTCTGCTCCAACAATGTAGTTATACTCATCAATTGAGATAACGCCCTTTTCCACTCTCTTCTGTAGCTGCGCCTTTGTCACTCTGTCATTCTCGTACAGTCTTTTCATGCTTTCTACTAAAATTCTCATTGCTTATACCGCCTTTCTTAAATAAGTCCTTCTTCCATCAGCTGTGCTGTGTACTCGTCAATTTTAAGGTTTGCATATTCAACCATTGCGTCTGTAGGAGCTTCATCTCCCTCGTAGTCCAGATAGCTCTCTGGATCAGCCTTGATCTGTTCAGCTGTCAGTGAGTGAGTGCGGAAGATGTTTCCATCATACTCATATGCCGTAGTCTCTTTTTCTTTGCCATCTTCCAGCGGTTCCGTCTCTGTAACTTCTCGTTCATTTGTTAGAATAACCGCATCTCTTGCTCCGTTTTCAAGCTCATAGATGTTTACTTTCTCCTGTTTCTCCGAAAATCTCATTGTTTTCACGTTGTTCTCCTTTCGCGGCTCGTCCGATTACTTTCTTAGCCGCCTTATTTATAGTTTCAATGTGGTATCGTCTTTGGAATCTCTTGCTATCCGTGTGTTTGATCGCTCCGTATCTTGCGACACAACTTCTTGCGAGTTTCAGTGGAATCTCTTTCCCGTGGCAGACATACGAATAGGCTTCCTTATAAGTTCTTCTTGCTTTCAAGAATGTTGATGAACGTATCGTCAGATTCTTTCTTGAAATCTTCCGTCCAAGAATATCTACATATTCTGTCTGCAAATCAATGAAATGAGCTGTTTCTTTCAATTCAAGTCCTAACTCTTTATCGATATATTCGTTGAATCTTTTCACTAGCATTTTCATGTCTTTCTTGCTGCGGCCAAAGAAAATGATATCATCCATCTGGAATAGCACATGGCTTGCAAGCCTTACTTTCTTGACTGTTCCATCTTTCCTCTTGCGAACCTTGAACTGTTGGCTTGCGTAAATATAAGCCTTGCTCAGATAGTAATTTGCTAAGAACTGGCTCAAATATGAACCTATAGAAAGTCCATACTCGAACGCATCAATCAAGAAGAACACTAAATGAAGAAGCCTGTCATTCTTCACATCACGTTTCAACATCTTTTTTAGAACATTTTTATTTATATTTTCATAATAATGCCGAACGTCTGCTTGCCATGCCCAACGAATATTTTTATCTACTAACCACTTCTTGATAGCTCCAGCTCCAAATTCATTACCTTTACGTTTAACTGCTCCGCATTGATAAAAGCCGAGTTTCTTTTCAAACAATTCTTTCAAGCCGTATACTGCGATATAATCGTAGATTTGCTGTTTAATATCTTGGATTCCGATATTTCGTAGCTTACCAGTACAAGAATCTTTCTTGATTCTGTAACGGATTTTCTTCACGATATACTTCTGTTCTATGATTTCTTGACGGATACCATCTATGACAGTTTCCAGACAGTTTCCACAATGCTGTCTAGCATGTACCTGCTTTCTTGAGCCATATCCATCAAGAACTGATACGGAAGTCCTGTGTATTCCATGAACATGTGAATCGTGTCGCCGCGTGTAATCTTATTACTGATACAGCTCCATGTTGCCTCTGAGATTAACTCCCTGCTTGTTATATCAATGTTCTTGCAATATCGTTTCATTTTAGTTCCGAGGGACTTTCGGTTTTTCTACTAGCCCCAGCCTATACCAATTCGTATAAACTGCCAGTACCACTGCCGTGGTACCAGCTCCCTTTCTTGTTACTTATTTAAGACCTTTCGGTACAACTTATTGTTGCGAAATGCCGTGCAAGCACCCAGCGGTGCATAATGTTTGCATAATAAAATTCAGAAGGCGTAGTTCCAATACGCCCCAGAGACCACGCTCCAGAGAACCGAGTAGCAGAAACCAGCGCTCCCGCCAGCCCAGAGGCTCCCACGCTTTAAGGCTTCTCTGTAACCAGTACCGGTACCGCCTTTGTAGATCATATCTCCAACACCAACAGAATCACCAGTACCGACCGTTTTTAAATAATCAACGCCAGTCTCAAGGTCAATGTCGATATCTCCAATCCAACAGTCGTTGGAATCAATCAAATCCACAGTAGCAACCTTTTTCCATCCAGAAGCTGTCGCAGACCAAGCCACGCCTTTCGGACGTACATAGTAGTCAACCATACTGACTGTGGTTTTGTTCCATAGCTCATTCATGGAAATAAAGTAAGCTCCAACACCTTCCTCGATACCGCCAAGCTTGAATGCATGCTTACCGTCATTAGAAACGTATCCATCAGATCCAAGCACTTTATCTGTTGTACCTGAGTGAAGTGGCATTGATGAAATGTAAGTATCCGCAGTGATTGTCATGCCAGTCTTTTCAACGTAGACCTTGCTGTTTGCTGTGTCTGCAATAGCTTCGATAGCTGTGATTCTCACGTTCTTCGCAATCGCATTCATATTTGTCTGTCCACGATCAATATTATTGTCAGTTCCCGGAGTACCAATTGATACGGTTTCTCCGACATAGAAGTTATTCGCCTGAGCTGTTGCGATTACCACGTAATTTACATTCTCGCCAGTTTCAGCAACTTTGTACTGATGACCGCCAGTATCAACACAACCTCTAAAGTATTTCTGACTGTTCTTTGTCGCATACTTAATCCACAACATACAGAGGAGATATGCAGTACGCTCCGAACCGGAACCGACATACCCAGCACCTTTCTTTTCTAGCTCGCCGATTGTCGACTGCGCAGAAACAAAGTTGTAAATCGCATTTCCAGAAGAACTGTATGCGATTCCATCAATCAAACCGGCATAGTATTTTGTGACGATTCCGTATCCAAGACTTTCATTTGTCCACGGAGTCGGAATGGTACAGCCCACTTCCGGATGCGGCGTATCAGAAAAATGAATGATGTAATATCCGTCAAATTCTTCCTTGCCCCAATAAGTAGGCGGAGTCATGATTCCTACATCGACTTTCCCTGTATTGGAAAATCCGTTACCACCTTTAATTGCAACCGGAATCTTATCACCGGAATCATTCATCGTGAAATTGCAGTCAATGTAATTAAATGCATTTCTTCCAGCAAAATCATCCTGATTCTTCACCTTGTCTGTGGAAGGAACTGCAACCAGTCCTTTTGAAGCATTCAGCTTTTCTCCAGCTGGATTCGTTGAGCTTTCGTAATTATAAAATTTTGTAGAGAACAGCTCTCCTGTTGCCATATTCGCCCAGAAATTTTTCCAGTCGAATTTTTCTACATCCGCCACCATTGTGCGGATAATTTTACACATCTCAAGAATCTCCTGTGATGTTTTTTCCATAGCAATATCTACAGATGCCTGTGCCATGTTCATACCCTCCTATTTACCATCGTCATAAGTTACTCTGAGACCACCTGATTCGTTGATTGAGAATGAGATTCCTTTGCCATTCGCCTTTTCTTCATTCACCTCATTGATTCCGCCAACCAGTGTCTTATTAGCTGTTTTCAATCCGCTAAACGCAGTATTGTTCGCCACCTTGCCAATGGTGGTTCTCTTATTTGCTTTTCCGGCAATGTCATAAGACATAAGTTCATCTTCACTTGCCGGAGTTTCTTTTAATTTGTATTCACTCCATTTCGCCATTGATGCTACTCCTTTCTGAGTGATTTTCTTTCGTGTTTCTATTAAATAATTACACTTATAATGGTACAGTAATTATTTATGATATTTATGCAATTCCGCTTGTGCCTTTTATAATCTGTAATGCCAATCTCGAAATCCAACATTACTGAACATTTTTAATAAACACTTCCGATACGTTAATTCCTACTCCAGCTTGAATATCTCCGCCGAATGGAGTGATGCTAACTTGTCCGCTAGTTGTAATTTTAAAAATAAAACCGAGAGAATCATTGATGTAGATCCTGCGGAATATTCCGAACAGAGGCGCTGGCGTCACAGTAAACGGTCTATATTCAGTTCCGTTTGTAAGTTTTGATGTCGTATTGCTAGAAATTCTAAACCATGTTACAGCTCCTGCTTCTGCAACATTACAAGTTAGATAGCCACCCTCTACAGTTCTTGTTTTAGGTACCATAACAGAGTTAATAGCTTCCCTTTCTTCATTAACTTCTTTTGCTCCATATGGGCTACCTTCTTGAGAGTACTCAGTAACATCAGTGAAAGAAACTGTATTGTCACTGTTGTTCGTCATTTTGTATTTCTTTTTTTCAGTTGTGTTTTTCGGTACACTATCCTTAAAATCAGTTCTTAATGCCATAACGATGCCTCCTATAACTTCATTCCAAGCTTGATATCACCGAGCTTGTTCTTGTTTTTCTTGATGCTGTTCAAACCATTGTAGTAATCAACAGTCATCTGTTCATATCTGTTCATATCCTCATAAGATGGTGTCTGTTGATTTGGATACCAGTTCTTCATGTCTGAGAATGCGTATTTTACAAATCCAAATGACTTGTCATGTAAAAGCTTCAAGTTTAATTCAATCAGATTGAATTCATCTGCATACGGGAAATCCGAATATGTCTTATCATCGCCCATCTTTTCATATTCGTATTCCGGGAACAACTCAAAAGACAAGTCGATCAGATATTGAATATTGTTCTTAATTCTGTTATATGCTCCATAACTGAAAAAGGAATTCACATTCCAATCAGTTCTAGGTGCGGAAAATGATGCCATGCTATTACCTCCTTGTCTCAAGCGTTCCACTTACAGTTCCGTCATAGGTCAGCGACACGCTTTCCGCTACTGTCTTGACCATTTCTCCGTCACGATTTTCTTGATAGATTGTGTCTCCTGCATCAAGTGCCGGTTCTCCACGGTAATCAATAGAGTAGTCAATACCTGGATTGTAATAGTCAGCAACCCATTTGCAGACTTTATCGCACAACTGTTTGTCTGATATCAGCGGATTGCTCCAATCTTTTTCAACGCCGTAATTGCTGATTTCTTCAACAGAATAAGCATTGGACTGATTGAATTTCTTTCCGTTTACTATAACTTGAACATTTTTACCCATGTCATTTCCGCTAAGTTGCAGTTCGACAAAATATGCTCCACTGTCCGAAATCTCAACGCTTTGACCACTTGATGCATTTTCAAGAGATGCTGTATAGGAATGATGCGGTTCATCAAATGTATAAAGTAGAGTCTCATTCGTCCATTCTACTTCTTCGCTCAGAACCTCTTCAACCGTATTGGACTTTGAGTACACAGTTCTGATATTTTTCAATCTCTTGATGTTCTCCGGCTTGCTCATTGTCGGACTAGAATACATATCATCTCTTTCGATTGTGTGATCGATATTTTCTCCGAGTTCAATGTAGTCAACCACAAGTCTTGTATTTGCATTGATTCTGCCAAACTCAATAACCATCTTGTCGAATTCTTTAAACTGGTGATCTGTAGTCCATGTTTTCACATCAGCATAGTTGATTTTTCCATCAGAAATTCCGATAGATTCAACAATCTGGTCTTTCAGATAAGTGTTAATGCTCATCGTACGGGGGAACATATAATACACTTTTATTTTCATTCCATTGCTTTTTCTAGGAACCTCAAACGTCTTTACAATCTGCGGAGGTGTCGAAAACGTTCCACCTTTAGGAGCAATATCTTTTGTAACAAATCCGACATCATCTTTAACACCAGTCCTCGGAAGAAACGGCGGTTTTTTACCGAGCTGCCACATTGAATCTTCATATGTCGCATAACGCGTCTTTTCATTGTCAATATTCACATTGGAAACATCAGAGAAATATGCAGTCTCAGTAGAAGTTGTCTCTGCATCCGGGTCGAATGCTGACTTGATACAGATTTTTCCATATCTATCCACAGTCAAAACGCATCTTCCGGCGTTTGCGATAATCTGCAAAGCTTCTTTGTGTGATACTACTGGAAGAGGATTTCTTACCTCTACCGACTGCAAGTATTTGTCTATGGAAAACTTGTCTTGAGGTATCGAATAAGTACCGATTGCATCAGCAATTACATAATTTGCCAAAGCATACAGTGTAATTCCTTTTGCGTGCCAGTCTCCACGGTAATAGTCACCATCACCGAATTGTTGAAGAACGTCTACAGCTGTAATGCTCGCTTCTTCGTCGCTGGCTGACCATTCGCTCAACTTCAACGTGTGCAGTGGCATCCACTCTGTTGTTCCGTCATCAAGGTCATATCCAATCTGAACAACTACATCTTGTCCTGTCCTTAGATAATTGATAATTGATTCCTTATTGTCGTAATCGAATTTCTTATCGTTATTATCAAGAGTAAGCGTGAAGTTAATCTCCGGCAAGTCCTCATTGATCTGCGACATCGTAGAAGTCGATTCTGCGTTGATTATGTCATTATCTGTAAAAACTATCGCATTGCCAAATAAAATGCTCTCAATACGTACACGATTGTTTGTAGCTGACATTGCAGCGACTTTTATCTCAAGAGAAGTTGTGTTATCGAATCTATCATCTGTCGTAAAGTTCAAACTGCTGTTTGAATAGCTCTTTGATGTTCCGTCAGATGTGATTATGCTGAATTTGCTAGGATAATTCCCGGCAAACTTGATGGTCAATCCGGCAATATCGACATTCTCTTGAAATGTCATTTTCACTGAGAAACTGCTCGAAAACAGATTCTTCGATACGATTCCAACAGGTTCATACTGAGATGCTGCATCTGGCAGAAATCTCATGGATCCATCTAGCAGCCAAAAATTATTCTCGTATGTTGCATACTGGCTTTGAACTTCTTTCTGTTCAAACACTCCATCAAAATCAGAAAATCCGGCATACTGACTTTGATTACTCAGCAATGCCTGACTCTGTGCTGTATCATTTATAACGCCGAGTGTTACCTTCATGTAAGAAGCATTTCTCAGCGGATTTTTCATTGATTCTCTATATGCATCTGATACTTCGTACATCTTACCACCCCGCATCAATGATATTGACTTTACAGTTTATATAAGCAAGAGGGCGACCGAATGAATCAATCTTGAAAACATCAGCCGTTCTGTCTCCTGGGTACATGGTAAGAGTTATCCAATCATTTTCAACCATGTCCCAA